TTGGGTGCGCTGTGAAAGAGGTTGAGCAGATGATTTACACGACGCTGGCTAACGACGCCACGTTGACATCGCTTGCGCCCGGTGGGGTGTGGCGAGGTGTTGCCCCGACTGGGACAGACGATGTGTTCGTGGTGTTCAACCTGCAAGGTGAGGTTGACCAATACACCTTTGGCGTCAGGGCGATGCTTGATGGGGTTTACCAGATCAAGGCTGTTCAGGCTGGCGGGTCTGCTTCTGGTGCGTGGGATGCAGCAGAGCGGATTGACGCGCTGATCACTGATCAATCTCTGACGTGCAGCAACGGCACCGTGCTGCTTGCTCGTCGTCAGCAGATTGTCTCGTTCACTGAGACTGACGGTGGCGAGATGTACCAGCACGTTGGCGGGCTGTTCTCGCTGATCGTGCAGGAGGACTGATGAGCGAGGAAAAGAAGCGCAAGTTTGTCGTTGTCACAGGGATCTCTTACAAGACCCCGAACGGCGAGAAGCGTGCAAAGCCGGGCGACGTTGTTGACGATCTTCCCAAGCGATCAGTTGGTTGGTTGAAGCGGCAGAAGATCATCAGGGAAGTTGACCGCGATTAGTGGCAAACTACAACTGTTAGGTCAGAGGCAGTAAGGAGGTGCTGTGCCAACTTTCACACATGGCAAGAACGCAAAGGTTCTGATCAACGGCTACGACGTGAGCGATCACCTCAGCAGTATCACTGTCTCTGGCGAGGCAGACACGGTTGAGGTCAGCACACTGGGTAGCAGCGACAAGAGTTACATCGTCGGTATGCGCGATGCAACCGTTTCTGCTGAGGGGTACTACGCAGGTGTCTCGTCTGACATTGAGAGCCTGCTGTTCACGAACCTTGGCGTTGAAACAACGTGGACGGCTGTGATGGGAAGCGACACTGTTGGCGGAACCGCCATCGGGGCGCAGGCCATCGAAACTACTTACGAGACTGGTGCTGAGATTGGTGGGGCCGTGGCCATCACCATTGAAGGCCAGACGACTGGGGGGCGCAACGCGGGAGTTGTCCTGCATCCCCTTGGTTCGGAAACGGCGACAGGCTCAGGATCGTCGGTTGACGGTTCTGCGGCAACGTCGCTTGGAGCGGTGGCGTACCTTCACGTCACGGCTGCAAGTGGCACCACGCCGACTCTGGATGTGAAGGTGCAGCACTCGTCGGATGGTTCGACGTGGGCAGATCTCATCACCTTCACGCAGGTAACTGCTGCGAATGCCTACGAGCGCGTTGCGGTCACGGGCACGGTCAACCGTTACCTCCGGGCTGACTTCACCATTGGTGGCACGTCCCCGGATTTCACTTTCCATCTGGCTGCGGCCCGACTTTAGGAGGCACAAGTGCCTACTTTCACTCACGGCAAGGACGCCGTTTTCAAGGTTGATGATTCTGGCGGGACTATCCGGGACATCAGCGACATCCTCAGCAGCGTCACGCTTTCGCGCGAGGCTGACACGGCAGAGGTTTCTGCTCTGGGGTCCAGCGACAAGTCTTACATCGTGGGACTCAAGGACGCCACGATCTCCATTGAGGGGATGGCCGACGTGACTACCTCTGGCTACCTTGAGGGAATCTTTGGTGGCTCTGCGGTTGACTTTGAGTATTACCCGGCTGGCGAGGGGACCGGTGAGGTCAAGTATTCCGGTACGGCGATTCTGATGTCGTTTGAGACTGCTGCCGAGTTGGGTGGCGCTGTCTCTGTGTCCGGTGAGTTTCAGGTGACTGGCGGCGTGACCCGCGCGACGGTCTGACCATGAGCAAGGTACTGAGCGTTGACGAGATCATTGCTGCCAACGACCTTGGCGAAAAGACGCTTGAGGTTCCCGAGTGGAAGGGAAGCGTCACGATTCGCGGGCTTGGCTACGGTGAGTTCGTAACGATCAGGGAATCTGCAAACGTCGGCGGTCAGCAGGACGAGCGCATCTTTGGGCGACTCCTGCTGGCTGCGTCGTTTGTTGATCCTGTTCTGACTGAGGATCAGGCTGACGCGCTGTTCAACAAGAGCAGCGCAGCAGTCCTGCGCCTCACCACTGAGATCATTGATCTGAGCGGAATCGGCAGCGATGCCTTCGTGGAGAACGAGGCCACGTTTCCGGGGTGATTCTGAGAAGGTCTTTGCCTTCCGGCTGTGCCGGGATCTGGGGATAACATACGCTGAGTTGAAAGCAAAGATGAGCAACCGCGAGTTCAACGAGTGGGTTGCCTTCTATTCCTACGAGGCAAAGATGCGGGAAGAAGCAGAGCGGAAGGCCAACAGAAAGCAGCGTAAGTAGTGGAAGTATCACGCATAACCGCTGTTGTAACGGCTAACACCGCTGGCTTCATGCGGGGCATGGCGCAGGTGGACGCTGCCACCAAGCGCACCGCAGCGCAGATGAACGGCATGACCACCGCTGTCAGCCGGGCGTCAACGCGCATGACAAGCATTGGGTCTGTTCTGACCAAGCGCCTGTCGCTGCCAATGCTTGCAATCGGTGGCGCGTCTGTTGCTATGGCTGCGTCTTTTGAGACAAGCATGGCCAAGATCCAAGGTCTTGTGGGCGTTGCTGGCAAGGATGTTGAGAAACTGGCCGCTGACGCACAGCGGATTGGACCGGCCTACGGCAAGAGCGCCAACGAGGCTGCTGAGGCGCTGTTCTACATTACCTCTGCTGGCATTGACGCATCTGAGGCAGCAAGCGTTCTTGAGGCATCAGCCAAGGCATCTGCTGTTGGGCTTGGCGACACTGCGACTGTGGCGGATCTTGCGACTTCTGCCATGAACGCATACGGCTCGTCCGTCCTTCCGGCTGCTGGCGCAACCGATGTGATGGTCAAGGCCGTCAAGTTGGGAAAGTTGCAGTCAGAAGAGTTGGCCGGGTCAATGGGCCGCGTGCTTCCTGTTGCGTCTGCAATGGGTGTGTCGTTTGATCAGGTCGGTGCTGCGTTCGCTGCCCTGTCTCGTACCGGCACCAACGCGGCTGAGGCTGCCACTCAGATCCGTGGAATCTTGGCCAGCATCCTTCGCCCGACAAGGATGGCGCAAGAAACTCTGGCTGAGTACGGCACCAGCGCAGGTGAGTTGCGTAAGCAGGTTCGTGAGAAGGGGCTGCTGTCTGTCCTCCAAACGCTGACCAAGACGTTTGGCGACAACGAGGAAGCACAGGCGCGAGTGTTCGGAAACATCCGTGCGCTTTCCGGTGTCATGGACTTGATGGGCAAGAACACCAAGACCACGCAGAAGATCTTTGACGAGATGAGCGACAGCACCGGGGCGCTTGACGATGCGTTCGCGGTGACTGAGCAGACTTCTGCTTTCAAGATGGCCAAGGCAATGGAGTCCATAAAGACTGCGTTGCTTGGCGTTGGTAGCGCGATTGCTCCCGTTATCGGAATGATTGCAGATGGATTCACAAAGATTGGATCTGTTCTTTCTGCACTCCCTGGCCCTGTCAAGCAGTTTACTGCCGCGCTGATTGGGCTTGCTGCTGTGGCTGGCCCGACCATGCTGATCATGGGCAAGTTGGGCGGGGCGTTTACAAAGGTGGGCGCAGCAAGCGCAGCAGCGGGGGCCGCATCAGCCGGAGCAGCAGGCAAGGTTGGCTTGCTTGCGCGGGCGCTTCCGCTTATGACCAACCCGCTTGGGCTTGCCACGATTGCGGTCGGCGCTGGCATTGCTGCTCTGTTCGCTTTCCGTAACGAGTTGTCCCACGGTGAGCGTGCAATCAAGGCAATGTCAGAGCGGCAGCAGGCGTTCAAGGATGCCGTATCTGCTGTGGGCGCAGCGTTTACCGCGTCTGGTCAGGGCGTTCGTAGCGCAACTGAGGCAAGGAATAAGCAGGCAGAAGCCGCCAAGAAAGCAACTGAGGCAGAGGACGCTTACCTCAGAGCGGCTAACAACGGTCGCAAGGCCAACGAAACTCAGGCTCAGTTCTTGGAGCGGCTTGCCAAGTTGCGTCGTGACGCTACTGAGGCTCAGGCAGCACAGACTCAGGCCGGGGCGATGAGCAACGCTGCTGTTCGCAACTCAGTTGACGCGCTTTCCAAGTTGGAGCAGGCTGGCAAAGATGAGTTGGAGACTGCGCGGGAGCGGGCTGAACAGTCAAGGAAGCAGATTCAGGCTCACGCGCTTTACGGCAAGACTGAGGCTCAGCGCACCAAACTGATCAATGAAGCAGAGATGGCGCAGGCCGATCTTGCTGTTGTTGAGTCTCGTCGGGTCAGCCGCCTCAAAGATCTTGAAAACAACTACAAAAGCAACATCAAGCAGGTTCAGCAGTCAAACCTTTCTGACTCTGAGAAGAGCGCAACGATTGACAGCCTGAACCGCAGACTGAGCCGCACCCGCAGTCGCATCAAGGATCTCCAAGGCGGCAAGGGTAAAGCGACGGTCAAGGTCAAGGAAGAGGTTGAGCAGGCAGAGATTCTTGCTGCTAAGCGACTTCTTGAGGGCCTAAACAACAAGGTGTTCAAGGTAACGCTAAAGGCAATGAAGCAGGGCTTTTCTTTTGGTGGCTTTGCTCAGGGCTTTGCCAGCGGCGGAACTGTCCGTGGGCCGGGAGGGGTGGACAAGATCCCCGCCATGCTCACTGCCGGGGAAGCGGTGCTGACCAAGAAGCAGCAGGCAATGGTCAACAGCGGCATGACTATCGAAGATGCCTTCCGTGCTACTGGCGCAATCGGATTTGCCAAGGGCGGCACCACCGACAAGAAGGAAGCCGCCAAGAAGCGACGTGAGCGAGTGTCGAAGGCCGGGCGCGGGCTGATAGACGCCATGCGCGACCAGTTGACTGACCGGATCACCGCCAAGTTTTCCGGTGGGTTTACTGGCAAGGGCGCAACCGGATTCACCCTTGGTCTGATCGAAGAGTTGCGGCGCAAGCAGGAGCAGAACCTAAAGAACATTGAAGCGTCTTTTGACATGGCCGGTTTGCAGACAACGATGCAGAACGCCATGAACGCGCTGAGCAAGACGCACCGAACCGCTATGCGCGAGTTTGACAAGACCAACGAGGCGTCCTTGCAGGTCTTTCAGACCAACGCAGAGAACGCCATTGAGGCCATCAACGAAAAGTTTGAGGGCCAGCGCAAGGTCATTCAGGAGACATACGATGCTCTGACTCCCGCTGAGGAGGCGTTGAAGAGCCTGAACGAACAGGCTGAGGCCACCAACCTTGCCAGCGGGATTGCCGACGCTCAGAAGGCTCTAGAGGAAGCACGCAAGTTTGGCTCTGCTTCCCAGATCAAAGACGCGCAGAAGGCTTTGGACGATGCCCTTCTGGCGCAGCAGCGTGCCGACCTTCAGAAGCAGGCAGAGGAACAGCGCAAGCAGAAGGAAGATGCCCGCGAACAGGCGCTCTCAGATCTTGAGGACGCGCAGGAAGCGGAACTCAAGGCAAGCCGTGAGCATCACGCTGGTCTGATTGCTGCTGAGCGTGAGCGCATTGAGATCGCTCGTGAGGCTTTGTCTGAGTCGCAGGCTGCTGAGGTGGCCAGCACTCAGGCTCACTACAACGCTCTTGCCGCTCAGAAGCAGGCGCAGATTGACGCAGCGTTGCAGAGGCAGCGCGATGCCGACGCGCAAGAGATGGCCATGCTGCAACACCAGCAGGAGCAGGAGAAGGCCGCTCTTGACAGGCGCTTGAACAAGATGGGGCAGCACTTTGACCGTGCGGCAGACATTGGCGTAAAGGGAACAAGGAAGGCAGTGAACCAACTCAACTGGTTCAGGAATCAGTTTGAGCGTTCTGGCCACATCTTGATTGGATCGTTTGCACGGGGAATGTCAAAGCAGTCTCCTGCAATCGCCAAGGCTGCGCGTCAGATCTCTTCCATCTTGCGTGACTACCTCAAGTTGAACAGCCCTGCTGACAAGGGGCCGCTGTCCACGCTTGACCACTGGTTCGATGCGCTTGGCCCGACGCTGATGAGCGGCGCAGATTTCACTGAGGTTGAGCGCGGGCTGAACGGCATCTCTGCCGGGGGCGGAAACAGGGCAAGGTCTGGCAGCACGGTTACAATCAATCTGAACGTAAGCGATCAGACGTTTGCTGGCATGAGTCGTGATCAGGCAGACAGGGTTGCGCGGGAGATCCAAGCAGCGATTGACCGTCAGGTTCGCTTCACCATTTAGGAGGGTCTGTGGCAGACGACATCACACTCAATACGATGAGCGGCGGTTCAGTCGTCGCAACGGACGACTCTGGTACTGGTCACGTTCAGGTTGTCAAACTGGCGTACTCTGCTGACGGCTCAAGGGTTCACATCCCTGCTGATGCAAACGGTATCTCGGTCATCGAGCGCGGTGCCACGATTGACTCCGGCTCTACTTCGGTCAGCACCAGCGCGGCGGTCATCAAGGCTGCCGACGCCACGCGGCGTTCTCTTGTCCTGACGAACCTCGGCACGGACTATGTGTTCATCGGTGACTCCACCGTTGCGGTGAACACAGGCATCCGGCTCGCGCCAGCGCAGGCGCTCACGGTGGACAAGTCCCCCACGGCAGCGGTCTATGCGATTGCCAACTCCGGCACGCAGACTGTGGCGTGGTTCTCAGAGGAGGACTAGATGACCGGGTTGTTCGATTCTCCGGCTTACGCGGCGTGGACTTCGTGGACCCCGACACTTACACTGACCAGTCTTTCCCTGACCTACGCTGAGAGGACCGGAGAGTACAGAGTCGAAGATGACTGGTGTACGGCGACGTTCACCATCCGGGCGTCAATCACCGGCACGCACGGCGTCCCGTATGACTGGGTGGTAAACCTCCCGACGGCATCTTCGATTACCAGCGGCTTCAGGCAGAACGTCGGGACAATGCTCTCCAACTTGCATGTGTACCCTGCCGGGTGGGGCGTCGCCTCTTGTGAGAATACGAGTTCGTCGCAGAACATCCTGTTCTACCTCGACTCCTCCACCACCGTGAAGATGCGTACCGCCTCGCACAACTCGAACGTATGGAGCCCAAGCCCGGACCAGTTCACGGGGCCGGAAGTGATGGTGTCGGGGACACTTCAGTACAAGGTATAAGGTGGCCTGATGAGTAGTATATCCGACACAAGCATCGTCGTTGCTTCTGGCGGTCTGGTGGAGTTGGGGTACAGCCAGTTCACTAGCAACGTCGCTATTACATCAACGACTGCTGGTTCCGGTGACACGGTTATTTCGCCGCTTACGGTTGTGTGCGACGGCAGCCCCATTGTTGTTGAGTTCTTTGCCCCGCAAGTGCGGCCCGGTACCAACTCAAACGAAGAAATGTCTATTTCTCTTTATGAGGACGGGTCAGAGGAAACGCGCCAGTGGGGTCGCTTCTACAATGGTGCTGGCGGGTTTGACAACAAGCCAGCGCATCTTGCCCGCCGACTTACGCCGTCAGCGGGAAGTCACACTTACAGCGTCAAGGCTTATGTCAACGCCGGATCGGGGTCTGTCGGGGGTGGCTCAGGTGGGACCAGCAGCGCCCCCGGCTTTCTCCGCGTTAGCAAGATCGTAGAGGCAACCCAATGGCCCGCTGTCACCACCGGCACGATCATCTGCACCAGCAGCACGCGGCCCGCGTCCCCGTTTGAGGGGCAGGTCATCTACGAGACTGACACCGGGCTATCGCTTATCTACGACGGGAGTGCGTGGGTATCGCCGTCTGTGACGCACAAGCCGCCGAGTGTCAAGTTGGAGCGAACGACCGGGCAGGTCGTCTATGACGCAAGCGCGGCCATCATAGTCTGGGACAGCGAAGTGTGGGACACGGACGGGATGCACGACAATGCGACCAACCAAGATCGCATTACCATCAACACTCCGGGCATCTACCTCGTGATTGGTGCGGTCAGGTACAACGCTGGCATCAGCGACGACAGTTCCGTGACTATCTGGCAGAACGGCAGCACCTTTATCGTCCGTGACGAAGGAGGCCCCGCCAACACGGCGGGAGGGCGCACCGTGTCAGCATTGGTGAACATGAACGCCAACGATTACCTGCACTTGCAGGTGTACCAGAACAACAGCGCGAATACGTCGCGCACGACTACAAGCGGCACTTTCTTTTCGGCAGCGTGGATAGGGCAGGCGTAAACCATGACCCCCGACCCCAAGTGGCCCGTTAGCGCATGAGCATCATTCTTCTTCTTGGCGGGACAGAGCCGGGGCTTGGGACAATCACCTACACCGTTGAGGCTCAATGGCAGGGTGCTGCTACCAGCCCGATCATCTTTGACACCTGCCTGTTCGGTGACGGCTGCGAGTTCGTTGATCCGCTTGACGTGGACTGGACGAGCGCAGAAGTAGCAGAGATCCAAAACATCAGTCGCATCAGGATTGTTCGCGGGCGTGACGACAACTTGACCTCGTTGGGGATGGGCGAATGCCAGATCACCGTTGAGGACAACGCTGGCGTCTATAACCCCAACAACTCGTCAAGCCCGCTGGCTGCTGTGCTGCGTCCTATGCAGTGGGTCCGGGTCACGGCTGAGGTGATTGACTCTGGTGGCGTGTCGCTTGGCGTGCAGACCATGTACGAGGGGCTGATTCGCAGCATTGATTACAAGCAAGAGCCTGGCCGTGGCTTTGCGACTATCACTTGTGGTGATGCGTTCTTTTGGTTCAACCGCAACGTACCTGTGTTCGTCAACCAAGGGCGCGACACAACGACTGGCGAGGTTGTCACGACTGCGCTTGACGTTGTTGGCTGGTCGTCAGCCAAGAGAACAGTTGACACTGGCGACGTAATCCCATCTCCGGGTGTGTCGAATCCGCAGGGAGGATCCACCGCACTCAACATCTTCCAACAGTTGATGGAGATTGCGCGAGGGGATCTGTTCGTTACTCGTGACGGTGACGTTGTGTTCTACGACCGCGACCGCAGGGCGCTGGCTGCTGACTCTGCCTCATACAACAACTCTGCTGTTGCGGCCACGGGAACCACTGACGTTGAGCGCGTGAGAAACAAAGCCACTGTCACGAGGCAGACAGACGTTGGCGATTTTACAAGCACTTGGACTGATGGGCTAAGCGTTGCCGACTATGGGCAGCAAGACTTTGGCGAGATCTCGTCGGCAATCATTTACGATCAGGCTCAGGCGCTTGGTCTTGCTCAGTGGCTTGTGTTCCAAAGGTCTAACCCCAACGTGCCGTTCCGCGCTTTGCGCGTTGTGGTCAATACGCTTGGCACGGCAGCAAAGGCAAACGCCGCAATCACGACTGAGATCTCAGACAGGCTGACGATCACAGACGCTACGATTGGAACCAGCGGCAAGGCGTATTACGTCGAAGGCTTGCAGCACGACATTATTGCCAGCGGAACCACCAAGCATGATGTGACTATGGCTCTGGCTCCAAACTACATTGACGCTCTGGTGCTAGACGACGCATCGCGCGGGCGTCTTGGCTACGAGGCTCTGGCTTACTGATGGCGTGGACTGACCCACCGGCTGTCACTGAGGGTGACTCGTTCGATGAAACGACGTGGAACACCTACATCAAAGACAACTTTGAGTTTGTGTTTGGTCCCAACGTGGCAGCGTTTGGCTACAACAACCCGCAGACTTGGAGTGTGGGGGTTGGATCCTTTGCCTTTTCTCCTTACGTTCAGTCGTACTATTACGTTGGTATTGGATACAACTGGCCTTATGTCAACAACCAGATCAGGATTGACGACAACACCAACTACCTTGCTCATTGCGGGTTCACATGGACAGTGACATCAGGTGCGATCAGCGAGATTGGGCTTGAGGTGGTTTCCGGTACTGCGCCCACCCTTGGGGGGGCTTTTAGTTTTGGGACTGTCGGCGCTGCTGCCTACGACCGTGGAGGGGTGGGCTACCCATCGTCTGTTATGACCACCGGAACACTTGCCGCAAGCGGTGGGTTGGTGTCAAGTTCAAGTAACTCAGCAGTGACTCTTTACCTTTCCGCTAACGTCACATCCTCTGCCACTATTTCTTTCACTGACATCTATCTGTCATTCAAGAAGTTGAAGCAAGCGTGACCTATTCAACCCCGCCAACCAAGACCGCAAGCGACCTCATCACGTCGTCGGATTGGAATACCTACCTCCGCGACAACATGGAAGAGATCGCCGGTTCGGCAACCTGCTCTGCCACAAGCACGACCGCCGTGACTCTGAACACCGGGCTTGGAGTTGATACCGGGTCGCTGGTCTGGGACACAGTTGTTTGGGACAACAACACGATGCTCGTTGCGCCACGGTCAGAGATTCAAGTACCTGCGCTTGGTCGGTATGAGGTGGCTGTGTATGTCACCGCCGACTACACCCCAAAGAAAGTGACCTTTGCCGTCTATACGTCAGCGGGTATTGGCCAGCCGCCAAACACCAACTACTCAACTTCGCAGACGTTCTACCCATTTGCTTCCCTGCCCTTCTGGCACGGGACAACTGGCGAGGCGCACCTAATGGCAAGCGGAACAGTCAACTGTTATGCCAATGATGTGATCAGAGCCAACGTGACGTTTGGTGCTTCCGGGGTATCACCTGTTCCGAACGCGCGGATTGTGGTCACGAGGTCTTTGTTCTGATGCCGTACTACACCCCGCCTACAAAGAGTGATGGCGACCTTTTGACGGTTGCCGATTGGAACGTCTTTGTCAAGGGCAACTTTGACCAGATCGCTTCTAACGCTGGATTTTCGGTAATGAGTTTTGGAGATGGCAGCACGCACCCTCCAAACCTGTGGACTCCCGTACCAATCAACGCATCAAGCAATGCGGATTACTTTTCTTCCGGTACACCCACGCGCATCTTGGTCCCCGCCGCAGGCATTTACAGCATCAATGGCAAGGTGCTTCTGACTATCAACAGCCCGTTGAACGACGATGATGTGATGGTCAGGGTTTCCAAGTTCACTTCCACCGGGCTTGACCACTACTGGCAGACGGGGCGATTCAAGGGTTCAACTTTGGCCGTGCCTATTGACGGTGATTTGACAATCCCTGTTGCGGCTCAGTTCAACATGCTGGCCACTGACTACTTGGAGGTCAGTGTTCTGGTCAACCAAGCGTCGGCGCCATACGGTGACTTTGATTTGCCCGCATCATTTCAATCAAGGACATCGCCATCAGTTCTCAACGTGCTGTCGTCGGCAACAATCGTCTGGCTTAGAGATGGCATCTGATGGCGTGGACTGACGTAGGCACGTTCGCTGTCGGGCAGGTCTTGGACGCTGCCACTATGAACGCGCTGCGCGGCAACCAGAACATCGGCCACCGGGTATGCACGAGCAGCACCCGCCCGTCCACCCCGGACGAGGGAACGATGATCTATGAGACTGACACCAAGAAGGTGTACGTCTGGGATGGGTCGTCGTGGAGTCAAGTCGCTACTGAGGGCGCACCTATTTCCGGTTCTGTGGTTCAGATAGCGTTCGGTTCAACCTCTACTCAGGTTCAGAACACATCGTCAACGCGCATTGCTACCGGGCTGCAAGCAACAATCACCCCCAAGTTCGCCAGCAGTCAGATTGTCATTCAGGCATCGCAGCAGTTCCGCACCCTGACCAATCTTGAGGAAGGCGTAGGGCTTGACATTCGCAGGAATGGAACGGTTATCTACAACGACTCAGGAAACTACAGGGCATACAACAACCCCGCTGCCTACACCGCGTACACCGTTCCGCTTTTCCACGTTGACTCACCTGCCAGCACTTCTGCCCTGACGTACAGCGTTTTCTTCGGCGCCTACGCAAGCAGGAACGCAGAAGCACAGGACGACAACCACTACGCATCTACCATGCTGCTTCTTGAGGTTGCAGCGTAAGGAGTACCAATGGAGTTCACCATCACACTAGACGAGGTACAGGTGAAGGCCCTGTCTTACGTCATGGCAGACCCGGAAGCGTGGACGCGCAACGCAATCAGTGAGCGCGCCCGCATCGCCAAAGAGGATCTGGTGGCCAAGGAAACGGCGCGGCTGCTGGCTGACCCTGACGTTGCAGAGATCCCGGCTGACGCTGACACCATCGTAATGAACGCGCCTGAGTTCGTGCCGCCTGAGATGCCGACCCCTCCTGAGTCGCCCGCCTAATGGCATGGACTGACATCCCAGACTTCACCGTGGGGCAGGTGCTTACCTCGTCACGGATGAACGAGATGCGCGACAACGCCAACATCGGGCACGTTGTTTGCACGTCTGCGACCCGTCCTTCATCTCCTGACACCGGGGCGATGATCTACGAAACGGACACGGGCAAGTCGTACATCTGGGACGGCAGCGCGTGGCAGCAGATTGCCGTTAGCGGTTCATCGCCAACGCTGGACACCCTGACAGTCAGCGGCTATCGGTACTCACCGAACATTCCTATGTTCAGCGCAAGCGGCACAGTCGGGACGGCGGGGGCAAACTGGAACACCTACGTCACGGTCACTGCCAACGTGGGCAGCCATTTCAACACAACGACCGGCATCTTTACCGCGCCTGTGGCTGCTTTCTACTTCTTTATTGCAACAGGTTTCAAGGAGTATTCAGCGGCAGGCCCAACTCAGTATTACCTCAGCGTGAACGGCGTTGGGTACAAGAGGTCATACACTGATGCTCCGGTCAATCGTTACGCTGCCACTCCGGGAACAAACGCCATTTTCAATCTTGCTGCCAACGATACTGTCGCTGTCCTCCAAACCAACGGCACGATGCACACTGGCGCAAACATGCACTTTTCTGGTTGGATGATCGCATGAGTTGGACTGACATACCGGATTTTGTTCCCGGTCAGGTGCTTGACGCCGCGACTATGAACCAGTTGCGGAACAACGCGGACATTGGCCATCAGGTCTGCACCAGTTCGACGCGGCCATCAAGCCCTTCTGAGGGCACCATGATCTACGAGACTGACACTGACCTTGCCTACATCTGGCACGGATCATCGTGGGTTCAGGTTGTGCAGAACGGCGATACATTTGGCGGCACGTTTACCGGCACCGTCACCGGCACCGTCAATAGCACTACGAACATCACAACGACTGCTGACGCCAACATAACCGGGGCCATCAACGGCGGATACATAACCTCAAGCGCGACCCCATACGTCTATGCGACTAACCCAACGCCGGGAAGTTCTGGAAGCATTGTCCGGTACACCTACGTCTATCAGCAGCGGGGCAGCGCGTACAACACAAGCAACGGATACTTCACTTGCCCGGTAGCCGGGTTGTATCACTTCTACGCATCTGTCCTTGCGAAGATTACAACCAGCGGCTCCTTCTACCACTACCTTGGTTTCTACGTCAACGGTGGTCAGAAAGCGTTTGTCCACTGGAACGTCCACACAAACGAGTGGACACAGACGGCAGTTAGCGCAGTCTGGCAAGCCAACGCGGGAGACTATTTCTACCCCTACTTTTGGTCTGTCGGGGGCGCTTACTACTACACGGGCGGGAACCATTGCCAGATGCACATTACCCGTCTTGTATGATTTCGTTTTATGACGCAACGTGACATTGAAATCCTGCACGACCGCATGAAGTCGCTCTACGACCAGAAGCGGACTCAGTGTGAGCAACTTGACCGCATCGAAGAGTTGGCAAAGCAGACCAACGGGCGGGTCAGGGAGTTGGAGATGTGGCGGGCACGCTGGCAGGGCGCGGCTTACACCTCACGTTTCGTCTGGCTTCTCATGGGTGGATTGCTGACCGCCGCTGTGATAGAAGTAATCAGGTCTATCTAATGGCACCACGCTACGGACCACAGACCAGAAGCGGCACAGGTAAGAGGACCGTCCTGAGCGCGGGGGCGGACCCCTCAAGCAAAGCGTGGGCACGCAAGGGCGCGTTCCTCGTTCGTCACTTTTCGCCCAATGCTGCGGGTGCGCTCAAGAAGCCAAACGGCGACCCAACCCCTCGCGCTCTTGGTGCCCAACGGTGGGGCGAGAAGATCCCCAAGAACGACCGTGACCGCGCAGCCCTGTACCAGAAGGGCAAGCGAATGCTGGCCGCGCACCAGAAGGCCAACAAGAAGTGAGCGATCTCTACGACGAGATTCTGAACGAGCAGCCAATCAAGCGTTGCAAGTTCGGGATGATCTTGGACGACCTTGACCCCGGCGACAGGGCGGGGCTTGAGCGGGCGCTGACTGACCCCAAGATCACCAACATCTCTGTCGTCAACGTACTCACCCGGCGCGGGATGCATTGCGACCGTGACACTATGAGCAGGCACATGAGAGAGAAGTGTGTCTGCTTCCGATGAATACAACGCAGAGCAGCGCGTTGCTGAGTTGGAGCAAGCATCGCGCCGCTTGCAGCGTCAGTTGGCACAGGCCAAGGCCAAGACTGCTGATCTGGTCACTGCTGTCTATGAGGCCGCTCACGATGCCGCGCTGGTCGCTGGCGTCCCCGGCCCTGTAAAGCCACCCAAGGCTGACCGCAGGAAGGGTGGGGAGGTTGCCCTTCTGCACCTCACGGACACCCATGTAGGGGCTGTCACGGCTTCCTACGATACGTCTGTTGCTCAGCAGAGGATCAGAGAGACTGTCGCCAAGACGATCTCGCTCACTGAGATCCAACGGGCTGACCACCCTGTTGAGGGTTGCGTGCTGATGTTGGGCGGGGACCACATCGAACAGACGGGGCAGTTCCCCAACCAAGCGTGGCAGGTTGACGGGTCCACGTTCAAGCAGATGTTCGACGCTTCCGCGTTCATTCAGGAAGCGATCCTTACGCTGCTGGCTGAGTTCCGTTGGGTGCAGGTCTATTCCGTTCCGGGCAACCACGGGCGCGTTGGTCGTGGCAAGGGCAGGCAGTCGGTTGATTACGAGAGCGCAACCAACTGGGATTCAATCCTGTTCAAGATCTGCCGCGATCAGTTGGCTGACCAGAACAGGCTTGAGTGGATTGACTCTGACGACTGGTATCAGGTTGTTGAGATCGGTGAATACAGGGCGCTGCTTCACCACGGCGACACCATCCGGGGATTCGGCGGGAACATCCCGGCCTACGGGATTCTCCGCAAGCACCTGAGTTGGAGTGCCGGTGTGATGCCTGAGTTCAGGGACGCATACCTTGGCCACTTCCACACAGCCATGACCCTGCCGCTGACCAACGGCACAGGGAGAGTGTTCGTCACCCCATCGCTTGTCAGCGACTCTGCGTTTGCTAAGGAGTGGGTGGGCGCAACCAGCGTGCCAGCGCAGCGGCTTCATTTCGTACATCCAACCAAGGGCGTGACAGGAGAGTTCTTGCTGTGGCTTTGACAAGAGATGAGATGCTGACCTCTGAGCGTCTGTGGCCCTTAGTTGCGGCGCAGTTGCCAGCGGCGATCAGGCAGGCTCAGGCTCTTGTCAACAGACCGCCAGACGACCTTGTACGATCTCTTGGGACCAGATACGAGATGGGCGAACGGTTGCACAACCGGGAATACGTCCACTGGTCAGAGGATCAGTTCGACCAGATGATTGCTTGCGAGATCGCAGATGTGTTTCTGTTCCTCGCAATGAAGCGCGTCATGTATGGAGCGTGAAATGACACCGGGCGAGAAGGTCGCAGCACAGGCAGAGAAGTACGTCGGGGTTCGTGAGAATCCGATGGGAAGCAATCGCGGCAAGCCGTACCCTGAGAAGTGGCAGGCACCTTGGGGCATGGGCACAGGCTGGCCGTGGTGCGCGGCATTTGCCGACGCTATGTATAAGGAGGTTGGCGTATCCGACGACGGGATCGGGCATCCATCAACCGCAGTGATGTACCAGAGGGCGAAGGCTCGTGGTGCGATTGTCAAGAACCCAATGGTCGGTGCGTACATTCTGTGGCCGGGGGTCCACGTTGGAATCGTGGTCCGGGTGTACGGAAACGGCGTCGTCCTTACGGTGGAGGGCAACGCAGGGGATGGCGTCCGGTATAAGCGCCGGTCAACTTCTGGCTGTGTGTTCGTTGCACCGAAGGCCGTGCGCGTCGGCAACAACCCCGCCGCAGCAGTTCGCAACTACTACCTTGAGGATTTGCGCGTCAAGTCTCCCCGGTTCGTTGGCCCGTGGCGCACCAAGGCGCAGCGTGAACGCGCACTCAAGAACGTCAAGACCCACGTTCGCCGGGTCCGGGTCGGCAGAAAGTATGCGGCCTACATTGGCCCGCCCAAGATCTATGGACCGTGGGCAACGCTGTCGCAGCGCAACGCTGCCAAGCGCGTGCTTGAGGACAGGCTTGGGCGCAGGCTGCGTCCGTACTCTCGTCCGGCAAAGGGAGCGCCGGGTGGCAGGGCACAGTCAATGGGCAAGACAACTTAGGAGTTGAGATGCAGCAGAAGGTGAGTGTTGGAGTTTCGACGTGGGCGCTAGTCACTGGTGCTGTTGGTGCGCTGGCCGCGTTCATCATCGGTTGGGCGCAGACGGGGCAGGCCCCGATGTGGCTGGCCGGGATTGCGGCTGGCCTGTCGGCAGTGATGGCGTGGCTGCGCTCGTGGCAGCAGGTCAACATGGATCAGAACCAGATCAGCGTTGAGGTGCCTGAGATGCCGGAAGAGGATCCGGTTGTGCCCGACGACTACCCGGACGCGGATCCGGCTGCGTAGCCATGAAGTGCCGAGTGTGCCGACAGCCCGGCAGGAATCGTGATGGTCTGATTCTCTGTCGTGGCTGTCGGCAATCTCTTGAGCGATCAATCCGCAAGTGGAGGATTGACCTTGAGCGTGACCTTGCCACGATGGAAGCGTTTGATGCTTACTGCTTCCAACGTGAGCAAGAAGTCAGTCCCGCATAGGACCCCACTCGTTCATGTGCAGCCGGGCTGATGTGCCGTCAGGCAGGTTGCACACCTCGTCCATCAGGTAGGAAGCGTCCTCAGTGTCCGCGACGACCCCTGCCCCCATCAGCCGCCCCATCGCTTCCACGATTTCGACGCGCTCAGCAGAAGTCAGGTGAGCAATGCCGGGGTAAGCCTTCAACTCGTACCAGTCGGCAGGCTCGCTGACAATGTATGCGTTGACCTTCATGTGTCTCTCCCTTACTTGACCTTGACCGTGCCGCCGTGGCGGTAGTGAATGGGCTGAACGGCAACCCGGTCCTTGACGATCCGGTGAGTCTTGATCCTGTCGTAGCGGACCCGGATCTCCTTGTGACCGACCTTCTTGGCGGTGATCCTGTATGCGGTGATGTCGGTCATTGCTTCTCCTTGTCTCTCCCTTACAACTGGTATCTAACCAGAGAAGGGAGAGAATGTCAAGGGGATCAGATCATTTCTTTTGGGGACTTGATCATCAGGACGATCTTGCCCGCCATCCAGTTTGCCTCACACACTGCCTTCCGCAGCATCTCTTCCGTAGCGCCGTACTCTTCGTAGTCGTGATCGCCGCTGGCGTCCGGTGAATACATGGCGCTTGCGGCCCAACCGTCAATCCAAACTGAGATGATCATTGCTGCCCCTCCTAGATGGTCAGCAGAAGCGTGGCCTCTGCGTAGTCGGCCCGGATCTGGTCAGCGAGAGCGATGTCCCCGTCCATCTCAGCGTCAAGGGCAGCGATGGCAACAGCCGCGTCGTACTCCTTGGTCCCGATCCAGTAAGTGTCTGTGATGTCAATGGCGGGCATTTGGTGTCTCTCTCTCTCTTGCTTACAACTTCATTCAACAGGATCGTAAACAGAAATGCAAGGGGTATGGAGAGATCTTTACATTTGCCGCGCCGGGCTGATCACTAAGATGCAGCAATGCCATACGGTTGGCGACCAGAGGGCACCGCAACTTTTCAGTCCGGGGAGGCTGCGCTTGCGTCGTTTGTTCAGACGCAAAGCGAGAGGCAGTTGTGCGCGTGGTGTTGGGGGCAGGGCTACCTCGTGCAACGCTCCCTGTTGGGATGGCTGCCGGTAGCCTGCCCCATCTGCGTCAACCACGCAGACGACGTGAACTAAGTCACTTCCTGCGGGTTCGCTTGGTCTTGGCAGGCGGGGGAGGTGGCCACGCCACAACCCGGTCCACGGTCGTCCACGTCTGACGCTCCTGACCCTTGCGCTGCAAGGCAACGCGCTTGTGCCCGATGTGAGTCAAGTGCCCGAACACACAGCCAGTGTCCGTTCGGGCCATGACCAGATCTCCAACCTTCACCCCATCACCTCCACGGGGTAGTCAACGTATCCGGTGGGGTATCCCCAGTCACCGTCGTAGTAGCCGTCCTGCTCTTGCGGATCCTCGTCGTACTGGTTCTGCATCTCAGTCCACTCCTGAGCCGCGTCGTCCGTGGCGTCCCGCTCGTCCTGCTGCTGCTTGACGAGATCCGCGTTGTCCTGCTCCGGGTCAGACATCTGCATCATCTCCATCATCATCTGGTACTCGTTGTAGTCAATGGCGTCGTCTGCGTCGTAAAGGGCTGCGATCCACATGACTGTCTCTCTCCTTGCGTGGTGAACTGCTGACAACAGGGATACAAGCAGATCGTACCCCTGTTGTCAAGTGGTGACTACGACAGGATGGGGTTAGCCTCAGCCGCCCCGACCACAGCCAGCCGCAGGGCCTCAGCCTTGGTCCCGGCAGCGCCGCCGTAGTGGTCGCCAGCGCACTCAATGACGACCCACCAAATGCCGTCCTGCTTGACGCTGTTGACGATGGTGTAGTAAGCGGGGTTCATGGGGAACTCCTTGGTAGGAAGAGTGTAGTGATCCCTTACAACACATACTCAAGCAGATCTCTTTGGAGATGTCAAGGGTGTGTTGGTGTAGCACCGCTGGCAACGCCACGGCTGACGAACCTTGTCCCGCACAATGTCGTCCAGTCTGCTTGTCCCTGTGCGGAAGCAGGTGGCGCACTTGCACTCCACGCGCCGAGTGCCGTCCACCACAAGCAAACGAATGGGGTTGTGTCCCTTGCTTCTGATTATCTGCATCAAGCAATCATCGCACCGCTTGACTCCCCCGGCTCTTGGGACAAACTGCTCACCACACTCATGGCAAGGCTGAGGTTTCTTGGGCCGGTGCGTCTTGCCAATGCGGTCCTTGCCAGCACAGGCATTGCACTTCTTTCCATTGCCCTTCCGGTAGTTGCCGGGCTTGACAACCCGGTGCTGCTTGCAGCCGGGGCACTCAACCATCAGATGCTTGTTCCACTGCTTCCCGTTGTGTTCCCGCACAATCCCGACGGGAACCATGCCGTGAGCCTTGGCATCTTCGATGAAGCAATCATCGCACCATGACTTCCCGCGCTTGGTGGCTCTGCACTCACACGATTCCATTGATCGCTCTCACTCCTACGATTGCCAACATGATTGCGGTGACGATCAGGAACAGCGTGGGCGGGGTCCACGGGGGAACCACCGCCACTGCTGCCATGACCAGCGTAAGCCAAGTTGTCGTGGTCACGCTGCCACCTCCTGCGCTGCCTGCTGCGCCTGCGCCTCAACGTGCTTGCGGTCCCACCGCCACTTGGCCATTGACTTGGTTGCCGACTCCATCTCCTTGATGCTGTCGTGCAGGTCGTACCAGCCGTCGTCCTGCGGCATCATCTCGTCGCCGTTAGCCAGAGCCGCAAGGAACTTCTTGGCGGCAGCCTCCATCTGGTCAACCATCTCCTGCGTCTTGGCGACAGTCTGCTCACCGGCAGCGATGCGGTCGTTGGCCTGCTGGTTCTTCTCATTCGACCGGAACTCAGCAACGGCATCCTTGACGTGCTTGACCGGGATAACGTCAACGATCTTCCACAGGTCAACCTCGTTCCACTGGCCAGCCATCTTCTCAGCGAAGATCTTGTGGTAAGGCGCAGCCCTGTAGCCGTACCACATCCCGTGGCCGTCCGTGGTGCGCGAGGGCCAGATGTGCTGACCGCGCGTGACCATCATGTTGCCCCGCTTGGGCTGAATGGTGGCGTACCCCTTGTCAATCAAGCCATTGATTGCCTTGTCCAACTGGCCCTTGGGAACGCTCTTGCCGCGCTCACGGCTGTAGATGCTGATGTCGTTCCACACGCTTGAGGTGCGGGAGATGTCGTATTTGACACCTGCCGCGAACAGCAGCACCGCACGCTCGTTGTTGGTCAGCGGTTGCAGATAATCCTGAATGTCCATTTGATGTCTCCCTCAGTGAGTGGTGATTGGTTACAACTGCATTGAACATGATTTACAACAAGATGTCAAGGGGATCCGCAAAAAAGTTGGGGCCGGATCTCAGTCAGGAAAAAGATCCGGCCCCGCGCCTGCCTGCCACTAGCCCCTAGTGGTCAGGCGGCTAGACCATCGCAACCTCCTTGGCGATGGTCAGGCTGCGCTCCTTGACGGCAGCGGTGCCGAACAGGATGCGGTCTGTGCGAACGTCTGCGTTCTTGGCAGAGCGGTAGTGGTCGTCCCAGTCAGCGACCGCCTGAACGAATCCCCATGCCGTGTCCTTGACGTTGGCGAGGTCGTCAGCCTTGAGGCAATCCATGATGGCCTCGCGGCGGTTGAGCGTCATGGTCTTAGCGCGACCGTCCTCAACCTCGTCCACGCGCTTGCCGTCAGGCATCGGCAGCAGATCGTTCACCATCTTGTTCATCTGCCACCCGCTGACCTTGGTGTTGATCAGCGTGTTGCCAATCTGCTCAAGGTCGTCGAAGTACCGGCTGGCAATGCCAAGCATCTGGCGGGCGTCCATAAACTTGCCCGTCACGTTCTTGGTGTGGCGTGCCTTCCACGAACGCTTTGCGCTCTTCATGCTGTACGTCAGCGCGTTCCAGCAAGCCAGACGGATCGGAGTGATCCACGCGCTCACCGCCATTGTCCCGTCGTGGGAGTTGGCGAACATGATGTAGGGCTGGATTTTCTCGTCAGGGTCGCCCCCGATGAAGATGTCCCGGTCCATCTCCGCGCCAAGCCAGATGCGCTTGCCGCCGTTGAGCGAACCGCCTGTGGTGAACCGGAGGTCCGGGCCACCAAGGATGTCGTCCACGAATCCGAACGCCTGCGTGTTCTGGACAACCTCGTAGGTGTCGCTCATCACGCTCAGCACTTTGCCCGTGTCGCTACGGACCAAAGCCTTCTTGCCGTCAATGGCAACCTGCTGGCCGTTGATGTCGGCGCTGATGTCAGCCTTCTCAACGGTCCAATCCAGACCGGCCAGAGCGATAGCCTCAGCCGCGCTCTTGGGCTGGTCAACGATGGTCGTGGCAGCGCCGTGCCACGGCTGACGCTCACTGCTGTAGAACTGCTTGTTGTCGTAGTTGCTCACTGCTGTCTCTCTCTCTTGCTTGGTTGTGGTGACTACTTTACTTGGAACTGATTAGAAGTCAATCCATCCGGCAGGACGATTGACGCTCTTTGCGGGAACTTCCGGCTGGTCGAAAATCGTGTCCTCGTAAGGGACCAGACCGGCTGCGAAGCACGCCTGCTCGTACTTCCACTCAGCCTCAGCGTTGCTGTCGTCCATGCAAGCCATCTCGTACTCGTACTCTCCACCGTAGAAGGAGATAGTGTTGCCGGTGTCCGGGTTGATTGCCTGCTTATACATTGCTCTCTCGTTCCCTCGTGGTGATTGCTTACAACAGGATTGAACCACAGGGGCTAACGAATGTCAACCCCTGTGGCCAATCGCTACGAGATTTTGGGGAACGGCTTGTCGCTCTTGGCAAAATCCCGGCCAGCCTCAGTGAGAGTCCACAGCCCCGCGAAGTTGTCGCCAAGACGGGCAACAAACGATGCCTTCCGCAGACGGGTCAGCGTGCTGCTCACCGTCGTTGCGTCAAGACCAGTTGAAGCAATGATCTCCTGTCGCGGCTTGGGTCCATCGTTCAAGTCGTCAAGGATGCGGCGCACGATGTTGGTCTGGCGCGGCTTGCGACGGCTGCGCTGCTCCTGCTCGTACTGGATGCGTGCCTGCTTGCGCTCAGCACGCGCCTCTGCCAACTGGCGCTTGGCCTGCTCAAGATTCTCCTGCGCCTCAACAACTCGCTGCTGCCAGATGATGAACAGCCGCTCAGTCTCCTGCTTGTGGGCAAGTGCCCCGCTCTCCACCATCTCGCTCAGAATGTCCGTACTCATTGAGTCCTCTCTAGTCTCTCTACCAAACAGTTGCAGCAACCTACATCGTTGCAAGCAAGATGTCAACTTGACATCGGCGCTGTTCTTTGATTGAATCTTGGCGACATAACCACTACCCCAAGGGAGAGAGATGGGTAGCGAAATGACCGTAAGTGGCGGGCCGCTGGCCACGCCATCTGAGATCGTCAGCAACGCCAGCGAAGTGGCAACGCTGCTGACAACGATCCTGCGAGAGCAGAACCTTGTTGTCAACATTCAAGGCAGTGAGCATGTTCTGGTTGAGGGGTGGACGCTCCTTGCCGGGATGATGGGGCACAGCGTTGGCACGACCAACACCCGTCCCGTTGAGGTTGACGGCAAGCCGGGCTTTATCGCTCACGCTGAGGTGTACGACCAGAGTGGCAACGTGGTCGGTTCGGCAGACGGCATCTGCACGCGCGGTGAGCGGGCGTGGAGTAAGCGCGACGACTACGCGCTGTCGGGCATGGCGCAGACGCGGGCCATCAGCCGGGCGTGCCGTCAGCGGTTTGGGTTCATCGTGCGGCTGGCTGGCTACAACCCAACACCTGCGGAAGAGATGGGGTACGCAGTCGTTGAGGACGAATACAGCGTTGACGCGCTTGTTCAGTTGACCAGAGAGAGAGGCATACCAGTGGAAAAGGTGAAGGAAGTCATTGCGGGTCAGGGCGTGGAAAAGGCAGCGGATCTCACCAAGGATCAGTTGCAGGAAGTTATTGACCTACTCAAACAGGAGTTCAGCGCAACGATGGAGTAGGATCAGCGCATGACTACCGCTGCGGGGAAGAGGATGCATCTCAACAGGGGTGCGTCCTCTTTCTCTTTGTGGTTCGACATTGAGCCGCGTGGGCAAGAGCGGGTGCGCTTTACCAAGCAGGGCCGTGCGTACACACCGGCCAAGACCCGGCAAGCCACAAAGGAGATCCAAGACCAGTGGCGTGAAATGGGATCTCCCGAAGTTGAAACTGAGTGGTTTAGCGTCAGGATCGTGGCAGTCATTCCGATGCCCAAGAATCAGCAGCACCCAATCCCTCCCCGCCCGGACGCAGACAACATCGCCAAGTTGATGATGGATGCGTTGCAGGGGCACGCTTTCCCTAACGACTCACGCTGTTGGTCGCTGTCGGTTGCCAAGCGTTACGGCGAGAAGCCCGGAGTGAGCGTCACGTTCGGAAAGTAATGGGGCAGGGCCGTCACCACACGACCCTGCCCCGAACCCGCGAGGGGAGAGAGACTGTACCCTCAAGCGGTTGCGGGCAGCATACACCCTTTGTCAAGGCTGCGACGAACCGATGTCGCTCTTTGCGGTTTCTTTATCTGGTAGGGGTTGACAGGGAACGTGGCCGGGAGTAGGTTGCCGATCACCCTCACAATGGGGGGGGTTTGGGGGGGGCTTCAACTTGATTCCCTTCTCTATTCACCACAGGGAAAGAGAGAGATGAATGGCAGATGAGATTGTCCTTGCCTTCCTCAAGAGGATTGAAGGAATGTGGCCAATCCTGAAAAAGAACGATGAGCATAAAGAGGCTATTGTGCTGCTCGTTTCCGAAAAGGCTGCGAACGCAAAGCCCAAAGACTTTGACCGCGCGTTCAGGATGCTGGTGCAAAACTGCCCGACATCAAACAAGGATGGCGGTCCTGCTTGGCCACCGAATCCAAACGAGATCTTGGGGATCTTGCTTTCCGCGATGCGCGATGGTTCGACCAACACCAAGGTCAGGATTCCCTACCACGGTCCACGCAAGATCGCGGGCCGTCTGTGCCGCAAGTGCAGCAACGGACTCACCCTGTTTGAGAACGTGATGTATTGCCAGACGTGCAAGAGCGTGCAGGCAATCGAAGGTGACAGGACTCAGTTGACCCCTCACGAGATCCACACCCTTGAGTTCACTGATTCGTCAGACGTTGATTACGACGAGGCAGAGGACGCCAAGGCTGAGGCGCTTGAGAAGGTTCGCGCTCTTCTGAACGGGAGGAAGAAGTGACAAGCGAAGAGTACGCGCGGCAGGTTGGCATGTTCATGCTCAGCGTTGCCCGCGATCAGGGAGTCAGCCGCGAACACTATGCGTACCGCCGCCTGTTTTCTTTGGCTGCCACGCGCATCATGTTTCAGGGCAAGGACGAATACGCAGAACGTGACGACACTGTTCAGTTGGTGGAGACTAAGCCGCTTCCTGCTTTGGTTCAGGACATCGAAGAAGAGGTTACTGATCTGACCGCCTACGCAGTGGCGCTGTCTCACCGCTTGTCAGAGAAGCACCGCGATGCGTGCGAAGAGATCGTGTTTCTCGCCATGCAGATAATGGAGTTGACCGGGAAGATGCGGGAGGACGAGGAATGAGGCGTGCCAAGAGGATTCGGCAGATTCGCCAGCGGCTTGACCGCGCTGCGGCAAGGCCGTGGTATGTCCACGTTTCCGGCAAGGCGTGGCTCAGAATCGCCAACCTTGATGATGAGCAGATCATTCGGTTCCTCAAGGGCGACCAAGATTCTGCGTCCGTTGACTTTATCTGCCACGCGCCAGACGACGTTGCGTTTTTGCTGGCTGAGATTGACAGGTTGAAAAAGCCAAGGTGGTGGCGTAAGGTAGAGGAATGAGAGAGACACAAGAAGCGTTAGAGCGTCTTGACATTCACCACGTCAGCGCAACACAGATCAGCATGTACCAGCGGTGTCCTCGTCAGTGGGCGTACCGCTACGTCTTGAAGATGAAGAACCCGCCAGATGCCGCGCTGCTTTGCGGGTCGGGAATGCATCACGCTGCTGAGGTCGGGATGATCTCCAAGACTCTGACCGGGGAGAACCCCAAGCCGGACGACGCAGCAGACGCAGCGCGTGATTACGTCGCTGATGAGTTCGCCACGGGCGAGGTCGTGCTTAGCAGCAAGGATACCCGTGGGGGTATCGTGGACAAGACGGTAAGGCTGACCCGGACGTGGGCAGAGGAAGCGGCACCGCGCGTTGACCCTGTTGAAGTAGAGCAGGAGTTCAGCATTGAGGTGGCTGGCGTCACTGTCGTCGGCAGGTACGACGTAAAGACTGATGGCACCGTCATTGATTGGAAGTCGTCCAGTCGCGCACCGTCGCGCACGCAGGTTTCCAACAGCCCACAAACTGAGGTGTATGCGCTGGCGTCTGGTCTTGACGTTGAATACATCTACGTTGTGGACTCTGTACGCAATGGGCCGCGCGTCGTTCCGCAGGCGCTTGACCAGACTGAGATGGACACAGCCCGGAGCATGGCTGAGTTGACCATTGGCGACGTTGCCGACGGCATGGCGCGTGGCGTCTGGCCGCGCAACAGGAACGGCTGGCATTGCTCACCGGACAAGTGCGGCTACTATCGCCGCTGCATGGCAGGCAAGGACGACGCTACGTTGAGGGAGATAGCAGTTGGGTAGGCCAGCAGGTTGCCAGTGTAAGCGCGGCTGCTTGTTCCCGTGCAAGTCACGCAGAGTGGACACGCCTATGTGTACCCCTTGCGGTTGCGGGCGAACCTACCTGTGCCCGTCTTGCTCTGCGCTGATCAGGCGCGGTGAGATCTGCCCGGAGTGCAAGTGGCACGACAGGAGCATCTGGCGTGAGGCGTGATTGGAAAGCAGCACGCGCCAAGGTGGAGGCAGACAACGAGTGCCGGGTGTGCGGCCAGTGGGGAGTTGAGGCGGCGCACACAATCGGGCGCAAGCACGATCCGGCCAACGGCAAGGTGCGACCAGTTGACGTGGTGGGTTTGTGCCCGGAGCATCACCGGCTGTACGATGCGCGGAAGTTCAACCTGCTTCCCTATCTAACCTACGAAGAGCAAGCGGCGGCGGTGGAGCATGTTGGCATCGTCCGTGCGCTCAGGAGACTGACCAGTGGCCAAGAGTGATGAGAAGCCCGCGCTTGTAGTGAGTGCAGAGAGACTGCGCGATCTTCACCAGTCGGGCAAGGACAAAGAGATGTACGAGTCTGCGCTTGGTGTGTTCTACGGGATCAGCGAGATCATGGTGAGGGCTGAGGACGAGAAGAACGACAGGCTTGTGACCTACGCTGCGCCCCAGATTGCTGACCTTGCAATCAGGCTTGGATGGTTGGAGAGAGAAACGAACAAGTAGTTTGTCGCTATTTGCGGGAATAACGCTGACAAACTTCTCCCAAACCCCTTGCATTTCTGGTGAGATCAGGTAACTTACTTATTGCAGAGAGGGACCGGGGAGTTGGAACCGCAATCACTCTCAGCAGGGTCAAGGTGATGTTCACTTGTCATCCAGCCGGGGGCACACCACTCCCTTGACCTAGCAAGCAGCAGGATCGCTTGTAGGAAGGCTCTAGTAGCCAGTGTCCCTCAAACGGGGACGGGTTGGTTCCGGGACGCGCCCGTGATCAAAGTCAACCCAACGGCCAACGAGCCTCCGGGCTTTTTCTCCCTCCGGGGGCAGGCTCCTAAGATGCAAAGGCGGGCAGCGGCAGCGTAAGTCCCATAAGACCACCGCTGAGCCAAGAACCGGAGACAGGGAAGAGGTAGCGCCGACTCCGTTGAGGGTCAGTCGTGAGTGCCTGTCACTGTTCGGCACATGCAACCGGACAAACGTAAGCGCAACGAGCGGGTGGACTCAGCGGGGCGGCATAACTAATACGAAAGACAGAGCGGGTCGGGGTCCAACTCCCGGCCCGTTCGTATTTGTAAAGATGTCTCCCGTTGCCCTTGCATTTTTGTTTGTGATCCTGTTTACTGTGGGTGTAAGCAAATGAGGGGGACAGCAGAAATGGGCAAGGCAGAAATGATCCGAGAGGCAGTCGCCGCCAAGAAGGCGTACCTGCTTCGGGAGCACGGTGCCGGTGGTCGTCTGCTGGACATCAAGCGAGTTGCCAACCAGCAGGACAACGAGACTCGCGTTGCGATCTACAAGGCAATCAACACCACCACCAAGCCCTAAGAGAAAGGCAGCGGCGATGAGCGACAAGATGATCTACAACGACGCTACCGGCAACTGGGTTCCTTATCAGGGCGGTGGCGAGTACGGGATGGACTGCCAGTTGGACGAGGACACTCGTGAGCAGGCAGAGTGGGACGCAATGATGGAGGACGACGTTGCCGACACCACGCTTCCCCTCAAGACGCGGCTCAAGTACTTGATGGTTCTGGCCAAGGACCGTCAGCGCCGCGAGATCAACAAGGCAAAGCAGGCAGCGGTTGACGCTGAGCGTGCCGCGATCATGGCCAAGCCAATCACTTGGACTGAGAGCATCTAACCGCTACACTCACCACACACCACAGAGAGAGAGGCCAAAGATGGTTCGCAGGTTTTATTACCGGGGCGTTTGCGGTGGCAACAAGGTGACTGGCGCACGCATCAAGGGCGATTGGATCATCAATCACGTCGCTCAGACCATGCGTACGGCAACCGGGTTCTGGGACAAGCCGGGTCAGTACGTTGGCATTGTTCGCAAGCGTCGCGGCAAGTGGTACGCAGAACACGACCGGGCGGGCGGGTACGAGAGGGAGTGCAAAACTCTGACCGCTGCCGTTGAGTATCTGATGTGGAGGGACGCCATCGTATGACGAACGACAAGATCGTGAACGGGGTCAGGGCCGTCAAGTGGTCACTGACCCCGACGGGGTTGCCAATCGTTAGCGTGATCTCAATGAACGGGCTGTCGCCAAATCAGGCTCAGCAACTTGCGCTTGCGCTGGTGGAAGCGGCAGAGGACGCGCACGCTGCATCTATCGTGCAACTGGAACAGGACACAGGCGGGCAGATGAGCATGGACGCGCCGCTTGACTTTCCTGTTGCCGTCGGGGCAACGCTGCCTTCGACATCGCATGAGGCCGCTGACAGCATGGAGCCTGTCATTGCTCAGGTTCGTCAGCGGATCGTTGAGTTCCTTGGCTCGTCAGTAAACGGGGCCACGGATGATGAGATAGAGGAACGGTTGGGCATGAAGCATCAAACCGCGTCAGCAGCACGGCGCGGTCTGGTTGTCGCGGGACTGGTGGAGGACTCAGGCCAGACCCGTAAGACCCGCAGCGGTCGCAATGCGATTGTTTGGGTTCTCGTGCAAGCAAACAAGGACACTGTATGAAGATCGCCGTTGGGATTCTTACCGCTGCCGCAACGCTGGCCTTTGCGTCTGGCGCACAGGCAAAGCCGTGCAGCAGTCACCCTGTCAAGGCTGAGAAGGGCAAGGTCAGCAAGGCCGCGTGCCTCAAGCAGTACAAGCGCAACAAGATGGACTGGCCACCCAATCCAAAGGAATGGGAAATCAAGCGGCGGGTTGGTGCCTACCACTGGAACAAGGCAGCGCGAGTTGCCAACTGTGAGACAGGCGGGACGCGGGGCGCAACGCGCAACAGGGGAAATCTCAACTGGCACTTGACTGGGACGTACCAAGGCCCGCTGGGGATGTACCGCAAAACGGCTGCGTACGGGAAAGCGCGAACGAAGTATTGGGGGCCGCGTCTGACGTGGCAGCAGTGGGTAGCAGTAGCAGTGGCCTCGCATCCGATTACGCAAGGTTGGTCAGGATGGGGATGTCGTGGGGCGTAGATCAGTTCCTAATGGTGATCATGGCGATAGCAGTTCTGCTGTTTCTGTGGTCGCCGTAAAGCGACCCGTTGCGGGTGTCCGGTTTGGGGATGACGACCTCATTCCCCCGGACACCTTGCGGCGCTGCAAGATCTGTCAGCAGCCCATTGAGCATCTGGACATTCGGCGCGTCTGCTGTGGGCACCCCAAATGCCAGCGTGCGAACAGGAACAACAAGCGGCTGAGAAAGAAGCCGGGGCAGCCACCGGCACCTCGCTCATGGAAAGAGCATTACGAGCGCAGGCACCAATCGGAGCAGGATGCTGTTGAGCGCAAGGTGCTTCTGGGCTATCGCTATGCCACGGCGCGTGGGGCAGACAAGACGACTGCGTTGACGTGGATCTCTCGCAATGTTGAGATCCCTGTCAATCAGGTGATGGAGATTCTGGGGAGGAAGTTGAATGACGAAGATTCTTGACGACATCGCTCACCTCGCTGTTGAGATTGACGAGGTTCGTCCGTACCACAACAACGCGCGACAGGGCGACGTTGGGCTGATCTCTCAGTCGCTTGCCGTCAACGGGCAATACAAGCCCATCATTGTTCAGGACAGCACAGGGAAGATCATCGCGGGCAATCACACTTGGCGTGCTGCGCGTGCGCTCAAGTGGGAAAAGATTGCGGTGCAGCGTCTTGCTTGCACGGACGAGCAGGCAGAGAAGATCCTGCTTGTTGACAACCGTTCCGCTGACGTTGCTTCCTATGACTACGACGTTCTCAAGGATCAGTTGTCGCTGCTTCCCGATCTGGTCGGGACTGGATACGAGTTGGACGATTTGGCAACGCTTGGCGATCTGGTGGAAGAGCCGCTTGACCTGAGCAGGACTGACACCGGGCACAAGGCGCAGATGCTCAGCCACACCATCTTCTTTGACGACGAGACGCAGCAGACCGCTTGGCAGCAGTTCGTGTCGTGGCTGCGAGACAATGGGACGGGATCAACCGACAGCGCCAAGATCATCAACTTTGTTGCAGAGGCCATCAGTGACCAGACGTGACTTCATCTTGATTGCGTCTGTGATTCGTGACGCTGAACTGTCGAACACTGGGCGCAGGCGTTTGGCTCTTGCCTTCGCCGCTCAGTTAGCAGCCACGCATGAAAGGTTTGACCGGGACAAGTTTCTCTCGTATGTGCTTGACAATCAGTAGAGCGTCTGCTTAGATACTGATTGTAAGCAAACGGGAAGGGAGACAGAGATGAACGCAGTTGACCTCATTATGTGGATCAGCC